TTCAACCGGGCGAGCCCGGTCACCGGGCCGACCTATGTCGATGCCACCATCGCGGGCAAGCGGCTCAGGCGTGGCGCGCGGCTCTGGACCGTGGCGACCTCGACCTTCAAGGCCGAGACCTACCGGTTCCTGCGGCAGGGTGAGGCGGAACCGTCGCCCCGGTGGGGCGGCGAAAGTCCGCCGAACGCCGACGCCGCCAAATGCCCGCCCGGCACGATCCATCTGCCGGACTGGGCCGATGGCGAATGGCTGAAGCAGCTGACCGCCGAGCAGCTGGTGACGGTGCGCACGAAACGCGGCTTCGCCCGCCTCGAATGGCAGAAACTGCGGGAGCGGAACGAAGCGCTCGACACCCGCGTCTACGCTCGCGCCGCCGCCTGGATCGCGGGCGCGGACCGCTGGGCGGAGGCGCGTTGGGCCGAACTGGAAGGGCAGTTCGCCGTGTCTGCCGCGATCGGAACGGACGGTGGCTCCGCGAACGCAGCGTCCCGTCCGGCCCGAACCGCACCCCGGCGCCGGACCGTGCGCTCCAGCTACATGAGGTGAGTCCCATGTCCACGCCTGCGGAACTGCGCGCCCGCCGCGAGGCGCTGGCCGCGCAGCGGTCCTCGGGCGTGGCGCGGGTCAGCTACGACGGCAAGACGGTGGACTATCGCAGCGTGGCCGAGATCGACCGCGCCATCGAGGCGCTCGACCGCGAGATCGCGGCGGCCGAAGGTCGGCGGATCGTGCGGCAGGTCCGGGTGACGACGGCGAAGGGTCTGTGACGCGATGGGCCTTCTGGATCTGTTTCGCCGCCGGAACACGGGCGGTCCGTCCGCGATGCGCGCCCGCCTCGAAGGCGCGATGGCCAGGCGCCGCCTCCGGGGCTGGAACCCGCCGCTCGAGAACATCAACGCGCTGGTCGCCTCGGGTGGCCCGCGGCTGCTGGCGCGGTCGCGCGAACTCGTCGTCACCAACGGCTACGCGGCCAATGCCTGCGAGGCCTTCGCCGCCAATCTCGTCGGCGACGGCATCAAGCCCTCGTCGCTGATCGAGGATGGGCCGATCCGCGACCGCGTCCAGCGGCTCTGGCTCGCCTGGACCGACGAGGCCGATGCCGACGGTCTCACCGACTTCTACGGCCTGCAGGCGATGGTGGCGCGCGAGATGTTCGTGGCCGGCGAGTGCTTCGTGCGGCTGCGCCCCCGGCGCGCGGAGGACCCCGGATCGAGTCCGGGGCAGGCTAAGCTGGCGGTGCCGCTGCAGCTGCAGCTCCTGCAGTCGGAGATGCTGCCGTTCGAGAAGACGGAGACCGCATCGAACGGCAACCGCATCCGCTGCGGGATCGAGTTCGACGGGATCGGGCGCCGCGTGGCCTATCACTTCCGCCGCCGCCATCCGGGTGACAGCACCGACCAGGGCACGGCTACGCCTGAGACGGTGCGCGTTCCGGCCGCGAACGTGCTGCACATCTATCGGCCGATCGACGCGGGCCAGATCCGGGGCCTGCCCCACATCGCGCCCGCGATGGTGCGGCTCTTTCTGCTCGACCAGTACGACGATGCCGAGCTCGACCGGAAGAAGACCGCGGCGATGTTCGCGGGCTTCATCACCAAGACCGCGCCGGAAGAGCCGATGCTGGGCGAGGCCGAGGCCGATCCCGACGGCGCCGCCATCGCCAGCCTCGAGCCCGGCACCATGCAGGTGCTGCTGCCAGGGGAGGACGTGACGTTCTCGTCGCCGGCGGACGTCGGCGGCGGCTACGAGGCGTTCCAGTACCGGACGCTCTTGTCGATCGCGGCCTCGGTCGGGCTGCCCTATCACCTGGTGACCGGTGACGTTCGGCAGGCCAACTATTCGAGCCTCAGGGCCGAGCTGGTCGAGTTCCGCCGCCGCGTCGAACAGCTCCAGCACGGGGTGATCGCGCATCAGCTCTGCCGCCCGGTCTGGGCGCGGTGGATGGAGACGGCGGTTCTGGCTGGTGCGCTGGATCTGCCGGGCTATGCCACATCGTCTGGCCGCTACCGCGCGGTGCAGTGGATCCCGCCGCGCTGGGAATGGGTCGATCCACTGAAGGATATCCAGGCGCAGGTGCTGGCGATGGAGGCCGGGATCACCTCGCGGCGCAAGGTCGTCGAAGCCACGGGCTACGACGTCGAGGAAATCGACCGCGAGAACGCGGCCGACGCCGCGCGGGTGGCGGCGCTCGGCCTGCGCTACCGCACCAGCCCGGGCGAGACGCAGGGCGCGCGGGCGACCCCGGCGCAGGTGCCGGATGCGGGCCGTGACACGGGCGGCGACGGGACATCCGAACAGGAGTGACATGATGAAAACATGGTACACGATCCGCGCCCGGGGAACCGGGGCGGAAGTGGCGATCTATGACGAGATCGGCGCCCATGGCGTCTCGGCCAAGGGATTCCTGGCCGAGCTCGGCGCGCTGCCAGAGGGCACGCCGATCGACCTGCGGCTGAACAGCCCGGGCGGATCGGTCTTCGACGCGGTGGCGATCCACAACGCGATCAGGCGCCACGCGGGCACGGTCACCGTCTGGATCGACGGCATCGCCGCCTCGGCCGCGTCCTACGTGGCGATGGCGGGCGACGAGATCGTCATGCCGGAGAACGCCTTCCTGATGATCCACGACCCCGCCGGCCTGGTGATGGGCACGGCCGCCGACATGCGCGCCATGGCCGAGGCGCTGGACAAGGTGGGTGACAGCCTCGCCGCAGGCTATGCCGCGAAATCCGGCCGGCCGGGCGACGAGATTGCCGCCCTGATGGCCGCCGAAACCTGGCTCGATGCGACCGAGGCGCTGGCCCTCGGCTTCGCCGACCGGCTGGCGGAGCCGATGCGGATCGCGGCCAGCTTCGACACGCAGAGGTTCCGCAACGCGCCGCCGGCTCTGGTGGAGGCGATCGAGGCCGCGTCGGAAGGCGACGTCAAGGCCGACGAAGCCGATGCGCCGGAGGAAATCGGCGATCCGTTGGACAGCGAGGAGGATCGCGCGCAGGACGACAAAGAAACCGCCAGCGCGCCGGAAACCGCTGCGTCGCCCGCAGACGATCCGCCTGAAAGCGGTCCACCACCCGATCCCACCGCGATCCGCGCCGAGGCCATCGCCCATGCCCGCGCCGTGATCGATCTCTGCCGCCTTGCCGGGCAGCCGCAAATGGCCGGGCGCTTTCTGGAAACCGACGCGGGCCTCGACGAGGTCCGCGCCGCGCTCCTCGCCGCCAGGGCCGAAGCCGAGCCCGAGATCGCCGCGCACCACGCGCAACCGGGCCGGACCACGACCGCCCGTCCCTGGGGCGAGATCGTCGCCCGCACCTTCCGCCCGAAAGGATGATCCCCAATGACCACGCTCACCGAGACCACCCATCCCGGCGGCTTCCTCGTCTGGGAGGCATCCCGCGACTACACCCGCGAGACCATCACCGTCGCCAGCGGCACGCTCGAGCCCGGCACGGTGCTCGGCCGGATCACCGCGTCGGGCAAATACGCCGCGCACGATCCCGCCGCCGTCGATGGCACCGAGACCGCCGTCGCCGTCATCTGGGGCAAGACCGACGCCACCGGCGGCGACGTGCCCGCCGTCGCGCTGATCCGCGGCCCGGCCATCGTCAACCGTCACGATCTCGTCTTCGCGGGAACCCCCACGGATCCCGAAATCGCCGCGGCCCATGCCGCGCTGCTCGCCGTCGGCATCCTCGTCCGCTGACCCAACCCTGAAGGAGGCACGCACATGGCCACCATGGACATCTTCGAAGGCGATGCCTTCACCATCGTTGAGCTGACCCGGGCGCTGGAGAACATCCCGTTCAAGCCCGCGATCCTGTCGGGCGCGGGCCTCTTCTCGCCCCGCGGCGTGCGGGCGCGCACCGTGGTGATCGAGAGCCGCGACGGCACGCTGTCGCTGATCCCGTTCTCCGAGCGCGGCTCGGCCCATGAGAGCCAGGTGCCCGAGCGCCGCGACATGCGGGCCTTCGTCTGCCGCCAGTTCAAGAAGCAGGACGTGCTCTGGGCCTCGGAGATTCAGGGCATCCGCGATTTCGGGTCGGAAAGCGCCACCCAGCAGGTGCAGAGCGAGGTCGCGCGCAAGCTCGGCCGCCTGCGCACCGATGCCGAGGGGACCTTCGAGTATCATCTCCTGAACGGCCTCCAGGGGGTGGTGAAGGACCCCAAGGACGGCGCGACGGTGATCAACTACTACACCGAGTTCGCGATCACCCCGGCGGCAGAGATCGACTTCGACCTCGACAATGCGACCCCCGCCTCGGGCGCGCTGAGGAAGCGCTGCCAGGCGCTGATCGAGGACGTCGAGGACAGCATGGGCGGGCTCGCGGCCGGGGCCGTGCAGGTCCGCGCCGAATGCGGCTCGGCCTTCTTCGCCGATCTCGTCGCCCACAAGGAGGTGCGCGAGACCTATCTCAACACCGCCGCCGCCGCCGATCTGCGCGGGCGGGTGGCCGACGAGGTCAGCTTCGGCGGCATCACGTTCCGGCGCTACCGCGGCGGCGCGGGCTTCGGCGTGCCGACCGACAAGGCCTATCTCTATCCCGAGGGCGTCGAGGGCCTCTTCGAGATCTACCACGCCCC